CGTTCTTTCTTGTATAAATCGAATCCAAGATCTATGGTGACATCTATCGTGTCTCCGTCCAGTACCTTGTTTATCTTGGTCACTCGGAAGTTGTAACAAGACTTCCTGCTTGGGGGTATCATCGCTCCCATTGTCATTCTCCAAATCAGCTAGTGCATTATTTATAGAGTCTTCAGGGTCAGTTCTTGTCTTCTCTGCTTCGTGTTCCCTTATATTCTGTATCATCTCTCCTGCTGTCGGCCATGCTTGCACTGGTGTGCTCAACAACAGTAATGGGATTAGGATTCTTTTCATCATAAGTAAATATCCAGTATATTGTAACACATACTAATACTAACAGTATAGCTATCATAATATTTACACTGTGAACTACTTCACTCATGATACATTTTCAATAACCTCCTTGTCAGGAAGGAGATCTAAATCTCCTACCACTCCACCAATAACAATAAAAGCAGTGAGTACAGCACCTGCACCCCATACCCATTTCTCAAGTGCTCTTATTCTTTCTCTTACATCTTCATTTAGTTTTGTGATTCTCTCGTCTGTTCTATCAATTCTCTTATGAATCAATTCCATTCTACGAGTAGCATTCTCTAAAGTACTATCAATGACAGCAATCTTTACGTCTTGCTCTGAATCCTTATTTGATATATCAGTCACGTTGCCTCCAATCATCAGAACGTTCATTATGGAACCAGTCCACAACATCTTGTGGATCTCCGAAACCCCTACGATGATGAGTTGGATCGGGGTCTCCAATATTCAACTCATTCAGAAAAGAATCTGTAGGATCAGTACTCAGTCGTCTTGCCGTGTTCAACATACCTCTAGCAGCAGTATTTGCCTTTGCTAGTTTGTTAGCCCATATCATATCTGATAAACTAACTTCTACTCCAGCAGCGATATCTTTACAGATCGCTTCTAGACGTAAACGATATTGTGTTGATAGCATATAGTACCTTATTACTATTATTATTTAACATGTATAACACCTTTCATTCCAGCACCAGCATGAGGTTCACATTGGAACTCATACTCACCTGCCTTATCAAAGGTAACATTAAATGATTCACCAGCAACAAATGCTAGATCAGGATGTGATAATTCTGGGTACTCATTGAACACCATATTGTGTGGAGGTAAATCACCATTCGTAAATGTAACTGTTTCTCCAACATTAATAGTAACCTCATTGGGTTCAAAAACTAAGTTCCCATTAGCACCCATCTGTATGTCTGCAGCATATGCTTGTGCTGCTAAGGTCATTGATAAAAATAATGACGTAAGCATTATTGTAAGTCTACTCATCCACCACATAATTTCATGTTTATATTTTGTTATTTTATTCATGGCTAGCGTCCCATTGGGATACCAGCAGCCATAAGTCTAGAGATGTTATCAATCTCTGTTGGATTAAGATTGCAATAGTCAACAAAATGAGGATGTTCCCGTAGATAGGAGACATCCTCTTTTGAGTGTTCTATTGCTTCATATGCATCCATAGCATATTCACATATCTCATGATGATGCTGTTCCGTATCGTGATAACCGATAGTATAATGTCTTTGTTGAGTCAGGGGCATGATAATTTCAATCCCATACTACCCTAATATTTAGAACGAATGTAGTAAAAATTACCTATTCTTGTCTGGACTCGCTGACGGTAGGTGACGGTATGTTCGTAACCCATAACTTACACCATAGATTACTGAAATTAGAATGAAAAGTTCTATCATAATACTAGTGCTCCTATAATAAATCCAATGGCAGCATTGGCACATTTACTCTGATAAGGTGTTAGATTAAACTTCTTCTCTATCTTCTCTAAGATTTGTTTATCCCATTCTTTAACATGGTGTAAAGCATGTACGACTGGGTTCATCTTCTCGTGATCGTTGCAAGACATTAGATTACCTGAATACTATACAATATATATTACCATAAAAAAATCCCCCTCACAAATGTGAAGAAGGAGTTCTTTATATTTAAGAATTAGTAAGGACTACTGATCTGCAGCCTCGACATATTTACCTGCGGATTTTAGGTCAGCAGCAGCAGTATCATCGTGGATAGCTTGCTTCTGTGCCCATGTAAGGTCCATAGCGGATACTGTAGTACCTGCTTTCACTTTAGCAGCAATGTCTCTTACTCTTGCTAATGTTGGGTCGTTAAGTGCCATCTTTACTTCCTTTTGTAAATCAACTAGTATAACTTATTTATACTGTTGGTGGTTTTTGATCCTTCTTTGGATCTAGTGTAGGAGGGATGTCAGCAGCAATAATTTTCAACGGCATTTGTTGAATTCTAATTGTCTGAACTGTTCCACCATTACCGTTACCATTTGCAGCAGCGGCTTTTGCAGCAGCATCCATCTTCATAGTTCCATCACCCTTCTTAGATGCTGTCTGAATTCCGAAGCTAGCTAAAACTCCCGTAAAAACCGAAGCTATAAAAGTTGGATCTATTTTCTGTTGTGGCACTCCTGGAATTGCCACATAGTTCAAAGTCAAAATTCCACCGCTCCAAACAAGGACCCCAAGGCGAACAAATGTACTAACGATAGCAGCTTGTTCGTCATGGTCTGGAAGAATCTTATCTTTGATTTTAGCAAAGACACCTTTCTTCTCTTCTGGTTCTTTGACTTCTTTTATTTCTTCAGGCATAGATCTAAAGTCTCTATACCTATATATACCGCCCTAGAACTGTACAGGTGTTTGTAGAGCAGGTGCAGCAGCTTGATTAGGAGCAGCAGAAGGAAGATCGTTAGTTCCTAATGGAATATCAGCACTAGGTAATGACTTAAGTGCTCCACCAGCAGCACCAGTACCCATGCCACCAACAACAGACTCAATTGCTGCGTCTTTGATGTCATTAATGATTGCATCTTTGTTTAGATAGACGTATGATCCTACACCTATGATGCCAGCGAGTGTTACTCCTGAAGCAACACTTATTGCATTAGCAATAGCATTAAAATTAAATTTCATAATTTTGTCCAATTGGGTTACTATTTAGCAACTTTTTTTAAATATTCAAGAACCTTGCTTGGTTTAGATTGTTCGTAAGGATCTTGATCTGTATTAGATCTGTGACCTGGTTCTTCACTTAACCATTCAATTTCACCAGAATTAATGACTGCAGAGTAACGCCATGAACGATTACCATAACCAAGATTAGTCTTAGCTACTAGCATTCCCATGCCTTTAGTAAAGTCACCATTACCATCAGGTAACATCTTCACATATTTAATGAAGAGATCTTCTGCCCATGCATCCATTACAAAGCAATCATTAACTGCAATACAATAGACTTCATCAATTCCAAATGATTTAAACTCTAGATATAAGTTCTCATATGCTGGAAGCATTTTAGTAGAACATATAGGTGTGAACGCACCAGGTAAAGAGAATAAAACTACTCTCTTATTATCAAAGATATCTCTTGAAGTTTTGATCAGCGGTCCACCGTCACCCTTCAAAAAGAATTTTACATTAGGTATCATACTTTCACAGTTCCTTTGATCTGATTATAATACGCTTTATAATAATTGACAAGTCCTGCAGTGGTTACTTGCTTCTTACACCACTCATCAGCACATGTATATATTGTATCGTCTTGTCCGAAATTCTTATACAGGATCTTAATTGCCTGTTCTTTTAATTTTATTTGTTCTTCTTCCATCTCTCATCCAAAAATGTAATTGCAACTAAAATCATAACAGTACCAGTGGTAACCACGGCAACGAATAGTTCAGGTGTACAGTGGGCAAGCATCTCAATCATTAGATCATACCCAGTGAACCAGCAGTTATACCAACTGCTAAAAAGAATCCGAACTCCAACAGACCGTGAGCACCTGCTGGAGTATTAATTAAAATATTATTGAAATACGAGAGAACTGATGGCTCCATTGTAATAAACGTATGCACCGATTAAACTGAAGAAAATAATTTGTGGCATTTGACTAGGTAAAAATACTCTAAGAGTATATAGGTATTTCTACCTTTAGTCAAGCACCTGTTGGGACTGTGGCAGGTTGCCACACACGAACACCCTTACCACCATCATCATCATCGTCATCGTTAAACGCTCTGAGAATTAGTTCCACCAAGACTAAAGCAGCCATCGGATAAAAAACCCAGAGGACTGCTACTAGTGGTGATATACTGTCTGATGCGGCTGATAAGTCGCCCATTGTTTTTGTTCGCTAATAAAGTTACGAGTAAGTATTTAGTTTTGTTAAGTTTTACACAAAGTATGTAAACTTAGTGTACGCAAATACGATTGCCCAAAACGCAATCATTGCAAACCTACCGTTTGCTCTGTTCCAAATTGCTACGTTACTCATTAGAATATACCTGGAATGATTTGACCTGTTGTTGCGTATGCTCCTAGTGCTGCAACGATTCCGATCATGGCCATCCAGCCATTAAACTTTTCTGCTTCTGGTGTCATTGTTTTTCTCCTTTTTAGATTTGAGGGTTAAAAGTGGCGAGCATATGCTCGTGGTGTAAAGACCTTTAAGTCTTAGAAGATGCCTGGAATAACTGCACCGAATAAGATGTAGTTATGTACGGCAGCAAAGAATCCAATCATCGCTAGACGACCATTGAGTTGCTCTGCATTCTCCCAATAGTTGAAGTTCTCGATTACTTCCATCTGAGGTTCAGCAGCAAACATGTTTTGCTTGCCGTACTCAGTAGTTGTATACCGCTTCATTGTGTTGGTTGAAGTTGTCATTCTTTGTTAAGAATTGTTACGTACATAATTATATAGCAAGCATAAAGTTTACACAACTTTACAATTGTACGGTGTCCCGAACCTTAATAAGTACCCCTTATATTACACATAAGATCTAGTAATCTTCTGCTTCCTGCATCTCAATAAATTCTTTGTTCTGTCTGCATATACCATGCACATCTATCTCTCCATGAAGATGTGCCATAGTATGAAGTCCCTCTATCATTAAGAGAACTGCTAACATCATAACTGGTAACATCCATAGTGGATGTCCTGCGACTTCTCCTGCTGTTTTCATGGCAATAAAAAAGACCCTGTACTATGTAGAGGGTCTTTTATTATGTTTATCTAATCTACTGTGTCAGTAGGTTGATCAACTGCTTCCTTTCAGAAAAGGAACTTAGCTCCGATCTTACCACCGAAGTCGATGATTGAATCGCCAGCAGCGTCTTCGTTAGAGATACCAGAGATTTCGCCGTAAACAGCAAGATCTTCAGTAGCAGCATAAGATACACCGAACTTACCAGCAAGTTCTGTTTCTGTATCGTCTGTAGACTCTGTATGAACGAATGCAGGACCACCTTGAACGTAGTATGCAATTTTACCTTCGCCACCTTCGTAACCTACTTGAACGTCGGTTGTAGCAGAAGAGTAGTCTCCATCAGGATATGATAGATTGCTTTCAACGTTCACGTAAGGACCAGCAAAAGCTGCACCAGCGAGAAGGAAAGGAGATGCTGCAACAGCAGCGATTGTTGATTTGAT